ACAAGTCCTTTGCTATTCGGGTCATCTCAAGCTGTTCGCTGGTCACCGGCGCTCCCTTGAAGATGCCATTATCCCCGCAGCGGACCTCGCTGGATTGGTTCTCGGCCAGGATGCTGTCCTGGGAGACCAGATGGTAATCCACCTTGAGCTGGCCAGCGATCCTGCCGACTGCATCAAGGACATCGGAGACCTCGATGCTCACTGAGGATTCAACGATGATGTGGCACCTTCCATGACCCAGGAGAACCTCGACTGCGATCCTCGGGTTAAGGGTCTTCTTATATGCCAGGTCCACCAGGGCACCTGCGATCCTGTCTGCCAGCTTATCTGGGTGGCTTGGGTTCACTTTCTCAAACATCAGTTTCTCCTTTGCTTGCTATTGGTTTCTCCTGGCAGTCAGAAGACGCTCCATAAGATCGTCCTGTGGATTGGCTCCACCATAGCTGCCGGTGCAATTGTCCTTGGCTATCTGGAATATCTGGTACCAGATCTGGTTGGTCTGCTTCATGAAGCTCTGGCTCATTGCCACGTAAGGTGAAGCAATGGCAGCACCGGTAGTAGGGTGCTTTGCCAGGAATCCATATTCAGAAACGCATTCCTCGCACTGGATCAAGCGAGAAACGCTCATTGCATATTGCTCAATCAGAGTCAGGCTGACCTGCTTCTCGCAGCCGCGTTCCTTCAGCCACTTCCAGGTGGTTCTGAAGACTTCCTCGGCACACAGGTCCTTGCCGCTTTTCTGAGCAGCTTTCATGAAGTCCTTGATGGGTGGGACTTCCAGCCCTTCGAGTTCAGGAGGCTCTGGGAGCACTCCTGGATCGGCTGCCTTGCCTTCCCTGATTTTTTCAAACAAGGGCTTGGGTTTTCTTCCAGCTCCAAGTCTGGCACCACCTCGGTTAGTTCCATCCCTGGCCATGAGTTATTTCCTTTTTTGATTTCCTTTGATTTCAGAGGGGTCAATCCCCCGTTTGAATTCGGATTATTGCGCACGAGGGGTTGGGCCCGCTGTAACATATTGCCTTGTAGAGATTTGCACGCCCCCTTCAATGAGGCATGCAAAATTACCAGCGATCGCCGCGTTCGGCGTGAAGCTTTGAATGGCAGCTCCTGCAGAGCGCCATGAGGTTTGATTCATCGTTGCTCCCGCCCTCACGGACGGGCTTGATGTGATGAACCATAGTGGCGACCCTTGCGATCCCGTCCTTGCGGCACATCTCGCAGAAGGGATGCTCGTCAAGGAACAGGCGCCTGATGCGTCTCCACTCCTTGCCATAGCGCTCCTCTGTATGAGGGTCTCGCTGGTAGCGGTTGTACTGAGCCATTGCAAGCTTCGCATGCTCTGGGCAAAACCTTCCATTGGTCAGCCTTGGGCAGCCTGGGTAGCTGCAGGGTTTCTGTGGCTTGTATGGCATAGGCTTCCTTGAGAATCAAACGGCTTGACGGCAAGATGTCAGCAAGCCAAGCGATTGTGTCTGGGGAATTGCGGAAGTGCCTGATGGCGAGGCCTGGTCAATGCCGTCAGGGCCTATTCGTTTCCTCGGGGCTAATGGCTGTGTGTTCGGTGTTCAGATTCTCAAGACACGGAGCTTCTGGCTCTCATATCCTGGGAGGACATCCTCGGATCCGATGTACTTCCTGATTGTGGAGACCGACAGGTTGAGGGCTATGGCGGCGCTGGTGATTGAGTCATAGGCTCTTGCGTATCCTTTTGCGTCCTTGACCACAACTCGAACTGTTTTCATTCCTTCTCCTGAAATGACAACCCAGAGTCTTTCTCATTCGGGTTGCAATGCTCTCTCTTGGTCTCATCTTCTCACAAGGGCTTGACTGCGTTCAAGTGCGTTTCACTAGGACTTGCTAAGGTTAGCTAAGGTTTCAGCCGCAGCACGGCAGCATCAATGCTTGGGCTTGTATGGCATAAGACCTCCGGATACACAAAGAGCCTGGATTGCTCCAAGCTCTTCATGTTTTTCCTTGATTGTATCATCTCACAGGCGTGCAGCTATCTTCAAGTGTATTTTAGTGTACTAGATGGAATCTTCACCAGATCAAGAGCCCTGCGATGTATCCGAAACACATAGTTGGAAGCGTAACCCATCCTGCTGGTGATCTCATCCCAGCTCATGAAGGCGAGATAGCGCATCTCCAGCACGCTCTCGCACTCGGGATTGTTGGCCTGGGAAATGACATCCTGGATTTCCTTCTGCAGCCTGACCAGCTCATCGATCTGTGTCCTGATGTATTCCTCCAGCTCCAGAAGCTTCATGGCGGTCCTCTCAACAACTGATGTCATCGATGGCGACCCTTTCGGCAGTTCTGAGATGGTTGGAGAGCAGTAGCCATCATGAGCCTTGAGAGCCTCCAGCTGCCTCTCCTTGCACTTGATCCTCCTATCCAGGACAAACGCCTGGGACAGGTATTCCTTAGCGGTCATATTGTCATTCCCTCCTTGTCTGCCATTTCAATGATGCCTGGATTGACATCGCACAGTGTCTGATACCATTCACTCTCGAAGAACAGCTTCACTGAATCCCGAGTGCGGATTGCATTATCGTTGCAGGGGTTCATCGCCAGGCTCTTCCTGGCGATCCAGCAGTCCTTGATCGCCAGGGCGACAATGGCTGCTGCAAGGCTCCTGTAAGAATCACTTCTTCTCATGATCGCCTCCAATCTCAGCCCTGACCGCATCAAGAAGTGCATCTTGTGTCTTCTGCTTTCCGTCAAGGGCCTTGAGAATCCTCTCGTCAATCGTCTCTTCGGTCACAATGTGCTGTATGACCACAGTTCCTGACTTCTGGCCTTGTCTCCATAGCCGAGCATTGGTCTGCTGGTGCAGCTCTAGGCTCCAGGTGAGGCCGAACCATACCAGATGGCTGCCGCCTGCCTGGAGATTGAGTCCATGGCCAGCGGATGCTGGATGGATCAGGCCCACAGGAAGCTCTCCGCGGTTCCACCTTGCAATGCTGGAAGCAGAGTCCAGGTTCTGGAAGGGAACACCGAGCTTTCCAAGCCTTGCACTTATCCTCTCAAGGTCATGACGGAACCAGTAAGCCACCAGCATCGGCTTGCCGTTGGCCGCCTCGATGATGTCCTCCAGGGCGTCAAGCTTCCCTTGATGAATCTCTGCTGTCTTTCCGTCGTCACTGTAGATTGCTCCGTTTGCAAGCTGGGACAGCTTGCCAGACAGCACTGCGGCATTGGCAGCGGTGATCTCTCCATCAGCAAGAGGAAGCACCAGGTCGCTCTTCAGCCTCTCATAAGCCTTCCTCTCGTCTTCACACATGCAGACAGGGCAATTCGCAACCACCAGCTTAGGCATTGCGATATGGTCGGAAGCCTTCATCGAGATGGTGATGTCGCCTATAAGACGGTAGATCTCTTCCTCTGCGTTGATTCTTGGCTTGTAGGAGAAGACAATCTGGCTGCTTCTCTTGTCTGGCAGGAAGAAGGTGTCACGATAATTGGTGATGAATCGTCCCAGGCGCTGGCCCATGTCAAGAAGCCTGAACTCAGCCCACAGGTCCAGCAGCCCGTTGCTGGCAGGTGTCCCTGTGAGCCCGACAATCCTCTTCACCTTGGGCCTGACTGACATAAGAGCCCTGAAACGCTTTGCCTGCCTGCTCTTGAAGCTAGACAGCTCATCGATGACGATCATGTCGAAGTCAAAGGGAATGCCAGACTCCTTGATGAGCCAATGCACGTTCTCTCGGTTGATGATGCAGATTTCAGTCCTCTTCCTCAGGGCAGACAGCCTTTCATCCTCAGTGCCTACTGCCACCGAGAAGCTCAAGCCCTTGAGATGGTCCCACTTGGATATCTCGGCCTTCCATGTATCACGAGCCACTCGCAGAGGGGCGATTACAAGAGCCCTGGAGACTTCGAAGCTGTCATGCATCAGGCTCTGCATGGCAGTGAGCGTGATGACAGTCTTGCCAAGTCCGCAATCCAGAAACACTGCAGATACAGGGTGCTCCTCGATGAATGCGGTTGCATAGCCCTGGTACTCATGTGCTCTGTATGTCATAGATGATCCCTCCAATCTGTCCCTCATCGTCCAGGACATAGACCTTGAACCCAATGTTCCTCAGCATCTTGTGCCTGGAAAGCTGAAGCGCCCTGGCTTTCTGCCCAGGAGCCTTCACTTCCACGAATCCGACCTTACCACCTGGCATCAGGACAAGCCTGTCCGGCATTCCATCGCAGCTAGGGGAGACCAGCTTAAGGGCAAGACCTCCCATATCTCTTGATGCTGCAACTAGTTTTTGTTCTATTTGTCTCTCTTTCATACGCACTCCATGCCGTGGCCAAGTGGACAACTGGACAAGAATTTCCCTATATATGCCACGCGTGTGTTTTCGTGCCTGTGCTTGTATCCTTCTATTGAAAAAAACCATTTCGTAATATAAGGGAAAAAGTTGTCCTGTCCCTTCCACTTGTCCATCAATTCGACCTCCTATATAGACGCTGGCGGCCATAGATGGCCTGCTTGGCACGCTCAGGGCTGCGCTCCCAGCCAGGAATCTGAGCCATCAGGGCGGCTATCGCATAGCTGTCGGTGGGCTTCAGGTCCTGAAGGCTCCGACCAAAGCATTCGCACCAAAGCTCTGCGTTGCTTACGGAAGCCCGAACAGCCGAGCCCTTTTCTGATGTGATGGCGCTTGAACTGTCAAGGAAATTGCGACGCTCATAGAGGTCCTTGGTCTCCCAGTCCTCAGGCAGCAAGATGGCAAGGTATTCCTCCACCATGCCGATGCGCTCATCGACTTCCATGGCCTCGCGCTGCGCTGCCTCTGCGACATCCAGGATCTCCCCTTCCAGATAGAGCTTCTCGCCTGACTCGCAGATGGCCTTGGCCTCCGCCCAGAACTGGTCGCGGAAGCTCTTGTCGAAGTCCCATTTCTTCCTCTGCTTCTGCTGGTGTAGCTTGATGATCCAGAAACGCCTGTTGCCGGTGATATCCCTGAGGTATCCGCGTTCACCGTTGACTGTGGCGATGATGACGCACTGCCTCGGATGGCTTTCCACAGTCTTGCCGTAGCTCGGGCGATACTTGTCATCGGCTGTTGAGAGGAAGGCCTTGACCTTCTCGATATCGGCCTTCTTCATGCCTGCGAGCTCTCCGATTTCCACAACCCAGAACCCCTGCAGCTTCTCGGCGCCCGACTTGTCGTCCATGTCGGTAAGAGACAGGGACTCGGAGTAATACTCAGGACTGACCAGGTCCTTGACGATGGTGCTCTTTCCGATTCCCTGCTCTCCGTCCAGCACGGGTACGCTGTCGAACTTCACCCCTGGGCGGTAGATTCGAGCCACCATTGCTGCAAAGGCCTTTCTGGTGACTGTGCGTACATACTCGGTGTCGTCTGCCTTGAGATAGTCGATGAAAAGGGATTCTACTCTCTTCTTTCCATCCCAGTCAGGAAGCGCTGCCAGGTAGTCTCGTATGGGATGGAAGTGCCTGTCGTCCGCCACCTTGGCAAAAGCCACGTCATGGTTTCGCGTCGAGAATGGCAGGTACCTTGAGTCTATGAGAGCCTTGATCTGCGCTGTGTCCGCTTCGCGCCAGAAGAGGTTTCCCTCCGGCCTATCCCATGGCAGCCTGCCTGTTATCTGTACGCGTCCTGCCAGTTCGTTGAAAGCGAAGCCTGCGAAGTCAGGATCATTCTGGAGGATGAGTGCCAGGTTCCAGACGCTGTTCTCAAGGATGGCCCCTTTCCCATATTTGAGCTGCTTCATCCAGGCTTCACCTTCCTGAAACTCATTATTTGCTTCTGTCATGCGCTCCTGGGCAAGAAGCAGTTTCACCTTCTCGTCTTCCAGGGCGAAGCTGGACATCTGGCTGAAGGACTTATTGGCATCGCCATTTCCAAACCTGTGGACTCTCACAAGGTCAAATGCGTTGAGGAGCATGCCACAGGCAGGATCCGTTGCATGATGGCTGTAGGCCCACTTATCCTCGTATACCACGACACCGGCGGTGCTTTCACCCGCAATGTAGTCATATCGTCCTTCCATGGCAGAAGGCGCATAGATTTCTGAAAGAAAGGTCTCCATCGCATTCGTTATGCAGTAGGTGCGGCAGAAAGCTCCGACTATGCCTTTCTTGGACAGCGGGTCCTCCTGCACCTTTCCCTTTGGCTCGCCGGCCTTGCTTTCCCTTGAGGTTGTCGGAAGAAGGGAGCAGTCGCGCCAGTTCGGATGCTCACTGAGGATCGCATCGGGTTCAAGCGCATCGCCCTCAAATACCTCGCAGACATACTCCCCGTTGGAGGGGCAGGTCGGCCAGTACATGAGCTGGTTGGGGATGAAGGAGCACTCATCGAACATGCCGATGCCTATCTCGGAGGCCATGAAGCGCGAGATCGCCGTGAACTCGTCGGAAGAGACGTCCCTTGCAAAAGGGGCCACGATGCGCAGACGAGGTGACTGTGGAGTATGGCTATGGGTGGAGTACACCACACACTTGAAGTTGAGCCTTTCCTTCAAGGCTGCGACAAACTCAGGTGTTGCATTGTCCAGGTCCGGTGTCCAAAGAGAGCGGCAGACCACGTTTCCAGCCTTGCGAAGGCTGTCCTTCAGGTGCCCTCCGACAAAGCCGCCCCTGTCCTTGATCTCATCGCGCCTGCTCTTCGGAAGCCTTGCATACTCTTCGGCGGTCTCCGTGGTGCGCATAGGCGTTTTCAGCCTGTCGCAGATATCCTCAAATGACATGGTCTTGTTCGACCAGAACCTTGCCTGCCGGGAGTTCCCGATGGCTATCTTCAAATCACGCATGCTTTTCCTCCATGTGCTGACATCTCAGCTCCTTCTGATCTTGCTCATTGGGCATTCGGCTGGCATTGATGCTTTCATGTTCATCCCTGATCTCCTTCATTGCAGAATCGAAATGCCTTATCGGCATGCCTTTTCGTCTTGCCTTGTCGATCTCGCTTCTCATGCCCAGGCTGATGTCTTCGCCAAAGACCCATAGCTCGCGGCAGAAGTTCATAAGGACCTTTGAATACAGAATCCCCAGCTCCCTTTCCTCCTCGATTGAATCGTCAAGGAATCTGGGAAACAGCAGATGAGGCGTGATTGGAATGCATCCGATATCGGATGCGTAGCGAGTATAGGCGATAGCCTTCCTGGTGTTGCCTTCTATGTCCCCGGAATAGGGGCTGCAGATATAGACAATGGGACGATATCCTCTTCCTTTTGCCTTGGCCTTCCGCTCCTCCGCATTGCTGATGATCTTGAGCGCCTGG